AGTACGCCTCCGGGGTGGTGCCCGCCCTGCCGATGTGGAATCCGGATCCGAGGGTCGCCGACGGGGTGTTGTCGTAGAAGGTGAACGCCGCCGCCTCGGCGGGCAATGCCTGCCTGGTGGACCCTCCCGCGGTGTAGGTGCGGGCGTCGGCGCCAATTCCTGCGCCCTTGTGGGACTTCGGCGCGGAGCCGTCGGAGACGTTGATGACGACCCGGCCGTCCTGCCACACCTTGAAGCGGCCCTCCTCCCCGACCGCGCCGCACTGCAGTTTGTAGGTGCCGCCCTGATAGAAGATGAAGTCGCCGCCCGAGACGTTCCATTCGTTGACGCCGATGCGAGTGTGCGTGCCCGAGGAGACCTTCCACAGCTCGGCTTTGAACGCGGTGAACTTCGCGTACACGGCCGTGGCGCCGGTGGAGTTGGAGCGCCCGAAGATGTAGCTGGCGGCGCCGTTGCTGTTCACGTTCGTCGCGAACACCACCGAGATCATCTGGTAATAGGTGTTGGTGACGGTCTTGTGGATCGAGATGGTCTGGCGGTTATCGGCCGCCGACGCAATCCACTTCGCGCGCCCACCCGATGTGCCCAGGGCGCCGGTGCCGGTGGGCGATCCGAGGCTGGCGTTGGTGTTGTCCCACGATCCACTCGGCAGGGTTGACGCGTTCGACAGCGTCGAGAAGTCCACCGCCACAGCCACGCCGGAGAAGTCACCGCTGGCCGTCTTGCTGACCAGGTCGGCAACTGCCGCCTTGGCTTTGGCGACCGACTCCTGGGTGTAGAAAGCGGCGTTGTACACGTCGGCGGCGGTGTAGTCCTCGGTCGATTCACCGCGCAGGCCGCGCCAGATGTTGTTGATGATGGTCTGCATGTCGGTGGACTTGCCGCGAGTGATGTTCGGGATAAACCCGAGGTTCGCCTGCGTGCCGACCGTGCCAGGGTCGCCGAACATCTTGAGCCGCAGGTCTTGCCCTTTGGACTCCTCGGTGTTGAACAGGCCGCGGAACCCCGACGCCGCCCCGAACAGGTCTTCCCATGTCTTGTTCGTGGTCGGCGATCCCAGCGGGTTCGTCAAGCCGCGGTGCAGCTCGTTCCACGCGGCGACCAGCTTGTCGACCAGCGTCTGCTGCAGCCCGCCCTCCTTGGTGAGGGACAGCTTGTCGAACCAGACGCTCGATCCGGCGGTGCCCGAGTTGCCGTTCACGCCGAACTTGACGATCAGCGACGTCACTCCAGCCGGGACGACATACGGGGCGACATCGCCCGCGGTGCCGGTCAGGTCAACCCACGAGGTGGATGACCCGCGCGAGGCGAAGACCTTCTCGGTTTGCGCTGTCGTCCCGGCATACGGGATCACCGACAGCACGATCGACGACCCGTTGCCGTCGTAGCCGGACGTCTTCACCCGCGCCAGCACCCGAACGCGGTCGCCTTCGCCGACCCGGATCGCCTGGGTCGAGTACAGCCAGCGGGGGTTGCCCGCCCCTGCTGTGGTGAGCTTCGCGCAGCCCTTCCGGATCGCAGCATCCGGGTCGCCGACAGTGGAATCCCACTCCCACCCATTGCCGCCGTTGATCGTCGCCGCATTGCGGAACTCGCCCTGCGACAACAGGTTCGGGCTTGCATCGCTGATGTGGGCCACCGGAACGAGCCCGAGCAGCGCCTCGCCGATCTGGCCGAAGATGTTCTCCGCGGGCAGCGGCGACTTCTTGTCGAGGAGGCCCCTGGCCCACACGCCCAGCTGGGACAAGTCCAGGGCCGCACCTTCGCCGGGCGTCATGCCAGTGAGGGCGCCCACCAGTGGGCCGATCAGCGGGATGGAACGCAGCCACCCCAGCAGTCCGTCCGGGCCGAGGATGGCTGAAACGAAGTCCACCAGTTGCGACAGGCCGGTGAAGCTGCCGATCAGACCGATGATGCGCTCGGCCTCGTTGTAGATCGCACGGATCGCGTCGGCGATCGACGCTCCCGCCTCGCCGGCGAGCGCCTCGATGGTGCGGATCCATCCGGCGACAGCGGTTCCGCCCCAGAAGTATTCGATCACCCGCTGCACGAACGTCCCGAAGTCGGAGAACATGTCGTGCACGACACTGACGCCCCAGCCCAGCCAGGACTCGATCACGCCGAGCAACCAGTTACCGAGGTCCTGGGCGAGTGTGATGAACGCACCGATGGCGGTCATCAGCCCCGGGATGGGGTCACCCCAGTCAATGCCAGCCAGGGTGGTCGCCCACGCAGTCAGCGCTGCCACCAGCGCGGTGATCCCGAAGCTTGCGGCGATGCCCTCTAGGTCGATGCCGGTCAGGTTCTGGAACACCCCGAGCAGCCAATGAGTGAGGCCGCGCAGCAGGCTGCCGAGGGCGCGCAGCGCATCCCAGAGCGCGGTGAGGCTCAACCAGTTGATCGCCGCCCACGCGTCCTCGAAGTCGTGCCACAGACCCTTGAGGGTGTCGATATCGAGGAAGCTGGGAAGCTCGATGCCGGTCAAGTTCCGCAGGACGGTGAGGAACCAGTCCCACAGATTCCAGGCCAGGTCGACCAGCGCCATCCACGCGGCGTGGATGGCGGTCAGTGGGCTAGCCCAGCTGATCGCCCCCCACGTGTCGAAGAAGTCGGTCCAGTGGCCGCGCAGGGCGTCCAGGGCCAGGAAGCCGGGCAGGCTGATTCCCAGGATGTTGTCGACCAACTGCCCGAGCCACCCGGCGATGTCCCAGCCGAAGTCGACCAGCAGCATCCACCCCGGGTGCATAGCGGTCAGTGGGTTTTCCCAGTCCAGCGCCGTCCAGCCGTTGGCGAACGTCTCCCACGCGCCCTGCAGGACGTCGAAGGCCAGCAGCGCCAACAGATCCGCGACGAACTGGCCGTACTCCGAGAGATCCAGGCGGGTGAAGTGCTGGAACAGTGTCAGCGCCCACCGGCCGATGTCGGCGAGCAGTTCCCCGGCCGCGGCGATCACCGTCCGCACCGCCTCCGGGCTGGCCCAGTTGATGTCGGCGAACTGCCCTACAAACTCGGCGAACGCCTCATCGAGCTGATCCAGGCCCAGGAAGTCCCGGAAGACCTGCCCGAGGATGCCTGCGGCCTCGGTGGCACCCGACCCGATGATCCCCTCGGGGTCGTTGAAGTCGGTGCCGGAGCGCAGCGGATTCTTGTCGACATCGGGGATGCCGCGGTCGAACGCTCTGGGCATGGCTAGCCGGTCACCGGGCAGACATCCAGGCGCAGCTGAGCGTCGGTCTTGGTGAACTGCCAGCTGCCGCTGCCGCCCACCTTGTGCACGAACACGAACACCGTGTAGCCGACCCCGGCGCCACAGCGCCCGGCCGCAGAGTCCGGGCTCAGCGACCGGTTCGGGTCCCCGGTGTCGGAGAAGTGCGGCATGATGTGCGCGACCGTGATCGAGTCCAGCAGGGCCACCGACGGGTCGTAAGGGCCGAGCCCGCACAGCGGGGAGCTTTCCCCGGTGCCCGCGGTCGCGGTCGGCCCGATCCGCACCTCCACCTCGCACTGGGCCGAGGACAGCAGCCCGGAGCGAGCCAGGCGCACATGGCCGAGCACGTCGGGAATCCAGTCCCAGTCCTGCGCGGCGATGTTCAGCGACCCGATCAGGAACCGCGGCTCGGCGCCGGTGTGGTCGGTGAAGTTGTTGTGCGGGATCGTGTACTTCTTGGGCACGAAGAACGTCGGGCTGCCCGGACCCCACTTGTCGTTGTCGAGCTTGACCAGGAAGTCCCCGGCGGCCGACGGTGTGGTGTCGTCATAGTCCGACGCGGTTTCGATCGCCGCCGAAGGTCCCTCGGGGCCGGGCACGGCCGGGATCTTGATGTGGAAGTTCGGCGATGAGGTGGTGCCGGACTCGATCACGTCGATCGGCCCGTACACCGAACCCTCGGGCTCGATCATCTCTGCGGTCACAGTGATGTCGGGGGTCACGCCGGGAGGGCCTGGGATCGACCCCTGGACCACGACGTACTCGTTGGCGGCGTGGGAGTAGACGTGCCATTCGCCGTCGATGTACCAGGCGCGGGCGTCGTCGGATTCGTCCAGTGTCAGCAGTGAGGGAAGGTCGCCGACCTCGGACACCGGGGATCCCCACTCGGGCCGGATGATCGGCGAGGGCTGCCCCGGCTCGCCCTGCGGCCCGACGAGGGCGTCGAGGGTGAGCACACCCTCGGAGCCGACCAGGGTGAGGGTGCCCTCTATGCGGCGCGGGTCGCCCTGCTGGCGCGGCATCGCGAAGAACTTCAGATAGACACTTTTCCCGCCGATGAGGATCGGCTCAGCCGGAACGGTCATCAGTCTCCCTTGGGTAGTTCACGTGACTCGATGAGCACGTTCTCGGCGCGCTCACGGCGGGTAGGTTCAGCGGCCTCGGTGGCGGCGGCGTACTCCTCGGCGAGGATCGCCGCCAGGGCGGCCCGCACCTCGGGGGTGAGCTGGGAGCGCATCTGCGCGGCCACTGCGTTCGCCTCACCGTCGGCGTCGGACGTGGCTGCGGTGTCGGTGTCGCCGAACTCGCCGCGGGCACGCCACTCCGACATCTCGAACATGCCGGATTCGTCTCTGCGGGTGCGGAACTCGATCAGCTGGCGGTGATCGGTGTGCACGTCGGCGCCGGCCAGCGCCATGTGGAATCCGAGGATGTGCAGCATGTCCATCGGGATGTTGATCAGCGTGCCGTCGGGGCCGACGGGGTCGAGCATGATCTCGACCAGCTTGTCCTTGCGCGCCAACGCCTCTTCGGTCTGCGCGGGGGTGAACTTCCCCAGGTACGGGTAGTTCGGCAATACCAGCGGGTTCTTCTTGCGCGGGTCGGCCATCTAAAACATGTCCCCCGACCCGGCGATCATGGCGGCAAAGTTGGCCACGTTGGAGATCGCGGCGAAACCCTGGGCGACGGGGTCCTCCTCGCGACTGTCGTCGCCGAAGCTAATCACCGGCCGGTTGCTGCTCTCGCGGTCGCCCTTGCGCTTGATGGCCATGATCTGGTCGGTGTAGATGACACCGCGGCGCTCGGCCGACACCCGCGACCCGAGTCCGATGTCCTCCCCCAGTCGGTAGAGACTGTCGTCGATATCGAACTTGAACGACGTGTACGGCCTTGTGGCCCACCATCCCTGGCGGGCGTTCTGCACGCTGGACAGAGTGAACGCCGACCCGCCCGGAGACTCGAAGTGCTCGTTGCGGGCATACGATCCGACGGCCGCCGAGCGGCGCGGATCCACGAACGGCATGAACGCGAGCAGAGTGTCATCCAGCTGGCCCTGGTACAGATTGTCGAGACCTTCGGAGCCGAACTGCTGATAGGCCCCGACGTAGGTGCCGCCGTAGTACTGGATCACCTGCGCCAGTTGGGAGAGGCCATATCGGATCCCAAATGCTATGGCCTGGTTCACCCAGCCGGGCGAGCGTCCCCCGACGACAATGGTGATGGCACGCGCCTTGTGAATCACCATGGTGCGCTTGGCAACCCCGCCGTAGCCGGTGTCCCGGTAGACGAACGGCGGCCGCTTCGGTGCGACGCCGAGCATCTTGCGGATGAACGGGTCGGTCTCCCCGTCCCCGTCGGCGTCGACCGCCAGCAGCGTCTCGGTGAACAGGTCGTCGAGGGTGACCGCGAACAGGTTCACCAGCCCATCGGCGGCGGTGCCCGTCGGCCCAGTAACCCCGGACTGATCCTCGAAACTCAGAATCACGCAGGCCCGTTTGGGCTTGAGCAGCTCCCCGATGTCCTTGCCGAACACGTGGCTGTAGGGGGCGGGGTCGCCGGGCAACCAGGTGTAGGCGTGGCAGATCACACCGCAGTCCTTCATCACCGGCGTGAGTACGGTCTGGGCGTCTTTCCACCGGGACCCGAAGGTGCACCACCGTGACTGGTCGAGCAGCGGGTTGACCGGCATCACCTGGATGGGCCAGTTCGTCGGATCGACGTTGTTCAGCCACGACAGCGGGTCGAACACGTTGCGCGGCAACGGCCAGAACCCGTTGAGCGTGTAGATGCGGAACAGGTTGATCCACACCGCGGTGGCACAGGCAGTCACGCACGGGCCACCCCAGAGGAACATCTTCGGTATCTGCACGGCGTGAGGCAGCACAGGCGCAGCAGCAAGCATGATGTGCTGCAGGTGGATTCGGTTGCTGACGCAGTTCAGGGTGGTCGTCGCCGGCTTGTTCGGGGCTTCCTCGTCGACGATCGTCTCAACCTTGCCGCCCCACCGGTTGCGCCAGTCGTGTGGCCGGGCCGGGTCCGGGTCGATCGTGATGTGCAGATCCTCGGCGGGCCGGGTTTGGAAGCACACGATCTCGCGCAGCCAGTCGTTGTCCTTGCCGACGATCTCGATCACCGCGCGCCCGTTGTCGTGGGCAATCTCCTCGCAGTCCCACGACTCGGGCAACTCCACCCGGGCGATCAGCTCGTGTTCCTTGTCCCACAGCCGGATCAGCGGCTTGGGAATCCGGCGGGACTGGTAGGCGTGGCGGCGGTCGAGGAGTTGCTGCTCGACCTCGCGGAACTCGGTGGCCGTCAGCATCAGGACACGGCCCGCTCGTAGCGCTGCGGCAACCGCACACTGGCCCGCATGTTTTCGGTGTCGCAGTAGACGGTGATCGCCGCAACCGTGCCCGGGGCGATGGGCTCGGTGAAGCCCTGGCCGTGGAAGCGTTCCAGCACACTGACACCGGCCTCGCCATACTGGCCGAACAGCCAGCTGAGCAGCTCGGAGTTGCGGACCAGCTGGCGGGTCCAGTCGTCGACGGGGTCGATGGCCGAGATCGCGATGCGGTTGGCAGGGTTGGTGTCGATGATGACGTGCTCACCGCGCGACAACGGCGGGACGCGCACCATCCGCTTGCTCGCCCCGTCGGAGATCCACCAGCGCGCCGGCTGTTTGCCGCTCGTCGGTGCCGACAGGGTGACCACCGGCCAGCTGGCGGCGGTGCCGCGGTTGGCGACCTTGAACTTGCCCACCCCGACAGTGATCTCCGGGGCGAGCAGACCATCGTCGCGCTTCACCGATGTCGTGGCCGACCAGTCGTTCACCCAGTCGGGTGGCTGCAGGTCGGGCATCCGCCAGCGGGGCTCCCCGTCGGCGGCCAGCAGGATGTCCCACTCCTGCACGTAGTTCTCGTAACCGGGGTCCTCGGTGAGTTCGGTGGCGACCGCGTCGGCGAGCTGCATCGGGATCCACAGCTCACCGGTGCGGCGGGTGAACGTCGCCCAGAAGCCGGGGTTCTCCCCGTCCATGCCGTTCCACCACTTGGTCTCCACGTCCTGCCAGCCGTACTCGCTGTCGCTGCACAGGGCGATGCGGGTCGAGATCTCCTTGCGTTCGTCGACGGTGCGCTCGAAGCGGGGTGCGCCGTATGCCGGGGAGTGCCAGATCGACTTGAACGGACGGTGCACCAGGCCCTTGATCGGTCCGGAGATGAACGCACCCTCCGCGCCCTCGTTGAACCCGGAGATGTGCCACACCTCAGGGCTGGTGTCGTTGCCGATCCACTTGTTGCTCATGCCCGGAGCCCGCAGGTAGGCGGGCACATCGGCCCAGTCGCCCATCAGCTGCTCCCCATCCCGACAGGCAGGCGGGGGGCGCGCTGGATGTTGCGGTCGCGCTCCTTGTTGACCCGGCCGGGGTCCCAACCCAGCGGGCTGTTGTTGAAGTTCTGTGACTGGTCGACGTTGATCACCGGCGCCGGGCCCGGCGGTGCGCCGCCGCCGGCGTGCTGGCCGCTGGCCGGCATGGGCGGGGCGGCGATGTCGGGAATCCCGAACGGTGCGGTGGAGGTCTGACCGCCCTTGAGCGCGGTGAACTCCTCCTCGCTCATGCCCGGATACCAGCCGGGGGTCTGGATGCCCAGCTCGCCGTTAGCGGCGGCCACGCCCAGCGGCATGAACGCCGACATGAGGGTGTCGGCGGCCTGCAGCGGCCACAAGTTATCCAGCGCCGGCAGCCAGTCCCCGATCCCGAACGTGTCCTTCAGGAAGCTGCCGAAGATGGAGCCGACACCGCCGAGCCCGCCCCCGCCGCCCTGACCGCCGCCTCGGCTGGCGCTGCCGCCACCGCTCTTGCCGCCCTGCTTGGCGGCGGTGAACTCGCCCTTGCGGGTCTCGGCGAGATCCGCGGCCGCGTCAGCCGCCTCCCGGCGCGCCTTGGCAGCACGCGCCTCCGCGGAGCGAACCCCCTCCTGTGCTGAGAGTTTCGCGGACTCATTCGAGTCGTAGGGAAGCTCCGCCAGACGGGCGCGGGCCTGCGCGGCGGCGGCATCGGCCTGCCGGATACTCTCCTGGGCGTCATCGACGCGCTGCTGGGAGTCACGAACCCGCTTGGGGTCGGGGCTGTAGTAGCCGGGCTCCCCGTATTCGTTGGTGACGGGCGTGCCGGCGCCGTAGGCGTTGACGGGTTCCGGACTACCGGCCGCGGTCGTATACAGGCCGGAGGTGTCGATGGCAGCGGGCATTCCGCCGTAGTTCGGCTCCGGCACATTCAGCGGAGACAACGCCCCAGCGGTATCCGTGGCTCCGGCGAGCCCGCCGGCCCCACTGGGCGTCTTCGGTGCACCGCCCCCGGGCCCGAAGCGGCGCATCGCCGACACGGCGGGCGCGTTCTTGGTGCCGGTCTTGATATGCACGTGGTCGTAGTGGTTCTGGGTGGGGTTTCCCCGGTCACCCATGTTCGACACCCGACCATCGGGGTAGAACGTCTTCTGCTGCCAGATGACCCACTCGGTGCCAAGGCTGTCGGCGTTGGATAGCGCCCACTGGGCGATCTGATCTCCGTATGCCTTGCCCCGCGGGCTCGACCAGTTGGGGACCATCACGTCGACGGCCTCCCCCGAGGAGTGCTCGGTGAACGTGCCGAAAGAGGTCACGTCCGGGGGGCGGTATCCACCAATGGTCTGAATGGCAGGGAAGTTCGCTTCCACGCCGCGCTTGACGGCGATGCTGTTGCCAGTCAGTCCCTTTTCGGAACCGGTGCGGCTACTGCCGGCGAACTTGTGCGCCCCCGGGACGCCGAGCGGACCGTTACCGACCGGGCCAGACCCGGGGACCGGAACGCCGACCAGCCCGCCGGTGACCGGGATGTTGACCGGGTTCCCGGCCTCCAGCTTCGCCTTCCAGTCCGCGATGGCCTTGTCCGCCAGTCCGGTATCCGGGCTGAGCGGAACCTCAATCGGAGTTCCCTCCTGCTGGTCCCGGTAGGAGTCGAGGATCGTCGTCGCCTCGGCGGTGTCGGCGCTGACGGTGAGCGTGCCGTCGGGCATCTCCTTGACCGCGATCCCCAGATCGGCGAGTCGCTGCTGCACCTCAGGGCTGTTGTCGGACAGGACGATGTCGCCGTTGTCGTTGAGGGTGGCGACCGTGTCCCCGAGCACCTCGGTGAACCTGGTGGCCTGCTTGGTGCGCTCGATGAACAGCTCCGCGTAGGTGCGGCCCTTGCGGATGCCGGGCAGCACCTTGCCCTCCAAGGCGTCGGCCGCCTTGTTCAGGCTGCCCGGCATTCCGGCGAACGCGTCGTCGATAGTCTGGCCGGCCTTGCCGATCTTCTCCATCGCGTCACCGACGTTCTGGAAGCCGGGAATGAACTTCGCGACACCGCCGATGGTGGCCATCGCGTCGAAGATCGGCCCCAGCGCCCCCGACACGTTGGAGATGAGTTCGCCCAGGCCGCGCAGCGAATCGGCTACGAACTTCACGATCGCCTCGGCGGCGGCGAACGCCCAATCGGCAACAGCCCCGAAGAATCCGATCACCTTCGACTGGTTCTGTGTCACCCAGTCGGCCAGACCTTCCAGGCGCGCGTTGATCAGGTTGAACACGCCCGAGGCGATCGGCTCCAGTGCGACGCTCAGCGTGTTCTTCAGCTGCTGCCAGCGCTCCGACCAGTCCGCGGTCGACTGGGCCACCTCGTCGATCGTCACACCGCCCTGCGCAAGAGCGTCGTTAAGTGACTGGGCGTCCAACGCCCCAGACCGGATCGCGTCGAGTACCGGCCCGTAGCCCTTGCCGAAGATCTTGGTGGCCACATTGATCGCGTCGGCCTCGCGACCGGCTGCCAGTAGCCCCTGCACCTGAGTGAGGGTGTCGCGCAGCCCTTCGGCCGGTGCCTTGCCGTCCTTGGCGAGGTTCTTCGCGGCCAGGCCCAATGCAGCGAGGGCCTTCTCGCCATCCAGGCCGGCCTCGTTGAACACCGCCATCAGGGCGGCGCCCTCACTGACGCCCATGCCCATCGTCCGCAGGGCAGGTCCGTTGCTGCCGATCGCCGAGACGAGATCATTGACGCTCATCCCGGTCGCTGCGGAGGCGCGGTACAGGGAGTCCAGGGTGGCGACTTGGTTCTTGGCGTCGACCCCGAACCCGCGGAACACCTTGCCCAGGTCACGGATGTTGAGGTCCTCGCCGGTGATCCGGTTCAGGTCGAGGATCGTCTTGGACACCTTCGTCAGGTCGGAGCCCGACAGCCGCAATGCCTGCGACACCGCGCCAACTGCGCTGCCGATGTCGCCGATGGACGATGCGGTGGCGGGCGCGAGGTCCTTGACGGCGGTTTTGAGCTTGTCGAGGTCGGGCCCGATCTTGGCGGTCTTGACCGATAGAGCGTCAGTGACGTCGTCCCACTGCTGCCCGAGGTTGTACAACTCACGGCCCGCGGCGATCACACCGGCGGCCAGGGCCGCGATGCCCACGGTGGCTGCACCCGCTGCCACTACGCCCGCGCCGGCGAGCGCGGTGCCGGCCTTGCCGGCCAGATCGCCGAGCTTGCCGAACTCCATCCCCAGCCCGGAAGTCTTGCCAGATAGTCGCCCCTGGATGGATTCCAGGTCACTGTAGGAACGCAACGCATCGCGGTTGACGGTCGCGGCGTCACGGCGGGCTTTGGCGAGGCGCTCCTCGGCGGCCGCGATCTGATCGGACTTGCCGGCGGTGCGGGCCTTGGCGAGCTTCTCCTCCTCGACGCGCACCTTGCCTAGGGCGTCGAGGGCTTTGTTGCGGAGCTTGTCGTAGGAGTCGGAGGCGCGCTTGAGGTCGTCCTCGGTGGCATCGGCCAGCGCCTTGCTTGACTTCTTCCCGACATCGCCGAATGCCTTGCCGAGCTTTGCACTGATCTGCTTCTCGACCCCCACGAAGGAGAGGATCACAGGGAGCGTGTAGTAGGCGATGTCGTTGTCGGACAAACTAATTCACCCCCTCCGGCTGTGGCACGGGCACTAGCCGCACTCGCGCTCGACCGTGTCGGCGAACACCGTGAGGAACTCCATGAACTGGCGGTAGGTGGGAGCGGCGATAGACATCAGCGACTCCCACTGTCCCGGGCCGAGGACGTGCTCGACAACCGCGTCGTACTGGCGGCGGGACGCGGCGATGATCGCGCGGGTGGGCCAGTCCTCCTGGTCCCGGGCGAACGTGAAGGTATGGCCGTTGAACTCCAGCGACGCCAGAGGATTCGGCTCCGGTGCGGTGTCGGTGCTGGACTTCTTGGCCATCAGTTCCCTCTCGTTCGTCGTGCGTTCTCTCGTGCGGTGCGCAGCCGGTCGGGCAGGCGGTCCCCGCGCGCCACCCGGCGGGCCTCGTAGTCGGCCATCGCCTTCTTGCGCGCCGCGTCCTCGGCGTTGCGCTCGGCGATCTGAGCGGCGGTCAGCGGCCGCGACGGATGGACGCGACCGGCCAGCGGCTCGTAGATGTCCATCAGCAGCAGTTCGGTGGGGCTGCGCCGCCCCCATGCCACCGCGCACGCCGAGTCGGCGGGCAGATGACTCAGGCGTGCGTGGATCTGCCGCAGGGTCAACCGGCGTCGGCCGTCGCCGTCGAAACGCCACCGGTCGCGGTAGTCGAGGTTCCAGAAGCGGGCCAGGTCGGACTCGACGGCCGTCGGCCACGCCTCCAGTAGGGCCAACAGCCGAGGTATCGCCCCGAACGCCTTGTCCCACTGGTCGCCGTGAGTGTCCCGGCTGCGGCCGATCCCGACAGCCTCGGCGAACGCGTGGGAGGCGGGGATCAGCTGGGCGCGGGTGGTGGCCGCGTCGCAGAACGCCTCGAACTGCTCCCCGAGTAGCACCTCGCACGCGGAGATGACCGCGACGTGGTCGACGGCGATCGACCCGTCATCCCGCACGCCGACGCTGGCCCGGATCGCGTCCAGCGGCCAGGCGTCGACGTCGAGGGGGACCCGCCAGTCGCGGCCTGCAAAGGCCGCGGTGACGGCACCCTCCCCGAGTGCCTCCGCGCGGACGGGGCTACTCGCCGTCGGGCTCGGCCGCGGCCTGGTCGGGCTCGTCGGCCTTGGCACGGCGGGGCTTGCGCGGCTCCGACTCGGCAGCAGCCACCTCGGCGGCACCCTCGTCGACTCGGATGGCGACCTTCTTCTTGTCGACCAGCGACACCGCCGACATGTCATCCACCAGCAACCGCGACCCGACTGAGCGGGTCGCGGTCGCCTTGGCGAACTCGATGAGCGTCAGCTTGCGGGCCATCAGGCGGGCACACCCTCTTGCAGGGTCCAGTACTCGCCGGCCACCGGCTCCAGCGACCCGGTAACCTCGCGGCCCTCGATGTCCTGCTGGTGGTTGTCGTTCGACACGAACAGGCCGACCTTCGCCTTGGAGATAAACCGCTTGACGTAGCCGTCCTCGTCGACGAACACGCAGGCGACGTAACGCCGCTTGACGCCGGGGACCTTCGTCGCGTCGACCAGATCGGCGGTCACGTCGTTGTCCTCGAGCAGGGTGAAGGTGATGTCGGTCTTGGGGTTCTTGACCTTCTCCTTGACGCGGCCCTGCTGCCAGGAATTGACGTCGGTGCGTTCGACCTGACGGGCCATGCTGACACCGGGGGTGCCCAGCATCAGCCCGGCGGGCAGCCACGCGGCGTGCAGGGCGTCGTCGATGTCGCCCGGGATGTGCGTCGCCCCGACGAACGTCACGTCCGGGTCGAAGATGTACACGTCGCCGGTCTCCCAGGAACGGATATTGCTGGCGTCACCAGCCATGAGGGTCTCCTCTGTGAGAGTTGTTGCGGTTAGAGGGGTCTCACGATGACCGGCATCGTGATCGACGCCAGGAAGGCGCCAGTCTCCCGGTCGCGCGTCTCCAGCGCGGCGGGGACGTTCTCAATGCGGATACCCGCGGGCCGGTTCGCGACCAGGTCGTCGACGGCGGCGTCGAGGACCTCGCGGGCCTCGCCGCGCCCAGCGGCGAACACGGTCAACCGGATGACGATGCGCAGCATGTCCTTGCGGACCAGCCACGCCCCGCCGTGCACCGTGGTGCCGCCATCGTCGGCGACCAGCAGCACCGGCGAACCAGCCACGGGGCGATAGTCGTCGTCTACGTGCAGGGTGACCGCCCACTCGGCGTGGTCGGTGTCCCACACCTGCTCGATCGCGGCCTTGATAGCGGCCGCCGGATCAGGCTGCGGCACTTACGGCTTCCCCGGGCTGATTCCGACTGCGCTGGCCGCCCTGGTGGCCACACCGTCACGGGCTTGGCTGTCGGCGGGCACCATGATGCCCACCACCTCACGATCGGTGGTGTAAACCTCGATGCGGGCGTCGGGATCGTCGATGTTGGCCAGGATCTTCTGCGCGACAGCGCGTTTCCCGCCGTCGACAGTCTTGAGGATGCGCCCGATGGCTTTCTTGTTCAGGCGCACCTTGCCCGCCATCAGGCGGCCTTGCCTGTGGCGGAACGCGCGAGCACCGCGACACCACCGCGGCCGCCGTGCTGGGTGCGCCACACCGACACCAAGGCGGTGCACTGCTTTCCGCGGACCAAGATGTCGTCACCGGTGCGAACCAGGTCGTCGGTGGAGGTCCACGCCCCTTCGAAGCGGACCCGCAACGGCAGGTAGACGGTGAACTCCACACCGGTCAGGTCGCCGCCGACGCCGTGACGAACGAGCAGGTTCCCGGGCGCCACCTCCAGTGGCGTCAGAACGACCGGATCTCCGGAGTTGGCGGGGTTGCCGTCGGAGTCGATGCCGGCGGCCGGGGTGACGGTGACCGTCTCGGTCACGGCATCCGTTCCAGTGCGTAGCGGTCGAGCACGGCCCGCTCGGGATCTGTGAACAGCGCTCCGGCAGAAGTGGCCGAGCCGTACTGGAACGGCCCGATCACCCGAGGGGTCTCGCCCCCGCCGGCGGCGAACGTACCCCGCTCGATGGCCGACAGCACCGCCGACTCGAAGTCCGGCACTGAGGCGTACCCGTGGGTGATCGTCGCCGTGACACCGGAGAAGCGGGTGGTCCACAGCTGGCCGTAGGGCTTGCGCACCAGTCCGCGCAGGGACCACTCCAGGGTGTCGACATCCAACTCGACACCGTCCTCGACCACCGCGGTGACCGCCGACAATGCCAGGGTGGGCAACGCCAGCAGCGCCCCGCCAGTGCCGTCCACGGTCACCTGCGCCCCAGTAACAACCGGGGTGACGTGCCAGCCGCAGTAGCCGCGGGCGGCTGCGAGCGCGGCGTCGAGCTGGCGCTGCGTCTCGGCGTCGTCGCGGTTGAGTCGGCCCTCGGTGAAGGCCTCGACCGCCAGGACGTCAAGGGTCATCTAGTCGGTGCCCTTGCGGAACGCCGCCGCGGCGGCCTCCGCGCGCTTGGTGGCAGGCTTGCGGGCCTTGTTCGCCGGTGCGGGAGCCTGCTTGGTCGGCACCTCTTCTGCGGCCGGGGTTAGGCCGCGCGCCCGGGCGTCGGCATCGGACAGCTGAAGCGTCGTCTCGACGCCGTTGATCACCAAGTCGTAGTTCTTCACAGCTGGTCCCTCCTGGGGTGTGGTGGCGGGCGGCCACGCATCGTCGCCGCCCGTCACACCGATCAACGCCACCGTGCTTATCCGCTGGTGGTGGCGACCTTCACGAACGCCGTCGGCCGCGTCACCGCGAACGCCAGGCGCTCCTCGGCCAGGACCGCGACCATGTTCCGCACGAAGTAGTCCTCGTGAGAGTCAGTCATGGTGACCGTGGTCTCCTCGCGGTCCCAGATCACCGCCTTGGAGAAGTCGCCCAACAGGCCGGTGCCGGCGCCCTGCGACTCGGACTCGACCACCGGAACGCCCCACAGGGTGCGGCCCACGATCGCCTGGGGGCCCCCGTAGTAGTAGCGGTTCTCGCCATCCTTGGCCAGGTCGATCTTCTCCGCGTCGGCCGGGTTCAGCACGATCGCGTTCGGATTGACGCGGCCCACCGTGCGGGCCTTGGTGATGGCCTTGCGGACGGTCTCGAACAGGTCGGTCGACCACGCCTGGGTCTGCACGCTGCTGGTCGAGTTGATGCCGGTGAAGTTCTCGCCGGAGCCGTTGCCGTTGAGGATCTGACCCTCTTCGGCCTCCTCGATGTCCAGGCGCAGCTCGTCGTTGATGAGCCCTTCGAGCTGCGACACGTCGGCCAGTGCCCGCTTGGTGGCCGGAACCCACTCGGCGATGGTCTTAACCACCGCGGTGCGTACCTCGAACGCCCACGCCCCTTCGGGCTTGTAGCCGCCGCCGGCGGCCTGGACCAAAGCCCCGCCGGAGGCACCCTCCGGTGCGGTCGGGGCTGCGGAACTGGTGGCCTCAGCGACCACGGCCGCGGCGTTGGTGTGACTGGTCTGGGCCACGTACTCGACAGTGTCGGAGCTGGTGCGCCGATTCGAGCACAGCGACCGGATTGTCAGGGGCTTGCGACCCAGCATCTCGACGATGTCGGTACGTTCGTTGACGACGAACGCGCCACCCGAGGTCGAGGATGCGCCGGTGAACAGCGACTTGACCTTGATCGGGTCGGAGTTGATGTGGGTGCCCTTGGGGATCGAGATCCCGCCGTCGGGACGCTGGAACGGCTTGAGCATCGCCTTGAACTCCGGCGACTCGACCACTGTCACCCCGAGGCTCTTGACCCGGGCCTTCAGGTCCTGCTCGGCGGGCAGCCCGCCGACTTCGTCGCCGAACGCCTTGGCCTGGTCCAGCACGGCCTCATCGGCCTTGACGGACTTGACTGCCGCCAGGATGTCAATGAGGGCGTCCATCGACTTCTTGTAGTCGGCGGCCTCGTCGGCGGTCATCTCGCGGCCCTCGCTGTGAGCCTTCTCCGCGACCTCGCGGGCGGTCTTGCTTTCGTGATTCGCCCGTTCCTTGAGGGCGGCCAATCGTGCGCTCATGTGCGCGTCTCCTTCGGAGTTGTTGGATGGTTAGACGAACTCGACATCAAGTGATGCGGCGATCGCGTTCAGCAACGCCAAGGGGTTGACGGACGACTTGCCGATGGCCTCGCGTGGCTGACCCGGCTGGGCATCCCCGGCCGGCGCTTGGCGAGACGGTCCGCTGTCGCTGGCCTTCTCCTCGTCGGATGTGCTTTCGAGGGCGGACAGGACGCGGCCGATGGCCTCGTGCGCCCCGCGTAGTTCGCCCTCGTTCTTGGCCGAAAGCACGCGGCCAGCCTTGATGTCGTGCAGCGCGCGCTGCACGGCGGTCGGGATCGACTTCACGGCGAGGATCTCGGTTTCGCTGTTCGCGCCGAGCGTCACCACCGACACCTCGTAGAGCTTCAGTTCCCGCAGCTCCCAGACGTCGTCGCCGTCGCGGGTCGCGGGCCCGGACTCGATCTCGTCGTAGGCGAAGCTCATCTGATTGATGCGCCTGCCCTTGAGCATCCGGTAGACCTGCCGGGCCTTCGGGTTCTCCATGTCGAGTTGCCCGACGATTTTCAGGCCGACGGAATCCTCCTCGGCCTTGACGACATGCCCGATGTTGTAGTCGGGGTCACTCATGTTGTGGCCGAACAGCAGTGGGATCGGGTTGCCCGACTTCTCCCACCGCGCAAGGTCCTTCGCGAACGCACCCGGCAGGACGACGTCGCCGTAAGAGTCCTTGTTGCCGAACACCGATGCGTAGGCGGTGAACTGCCCCTCCTCCAGGCCGTCGTCGGGCCCGGCCTTGAACTGGACCAATTCGATCGCGTGGTTCTTGGTGAGCATCAATCCTCCTGCTCGGCATCGTCTTCCGGGTCGGGCTTGCCGCCGCCGGTTGGGGTCATCCCGGCCGCAGGCTGTTCCTCGGCCGGGATGGGGTTCTGGTCGCCGTTCTGCGTGACGTTCAACGGCCGGATCAACTCATCCCCGCCGTCTATCGGCGGCCGGTTGTCCATCGCGCGGCCCTCGTTGATCGTCAACCACGGCCCACCGATCGCTTGCTGCATCACACCGGCGCGCTCCTCGAATGAGCCGGTCAGCTTCTCGCGGATGTTGAACTCGACGTAGAACCGGTCCGGGTGTACCGGCTCGAAGTCCGGGATCAGTTGCAGCGCAACCTCGTCCTGGATCATCGACAGCCACGGGCCGAGGGTGTCCTGGTAGAGCATCTTGTGCTGCTCGGTGATGTTCGAGAACGTCGCATGATCCAGGATCCCGATCATCGGCGGCGGGATGAAGTACGAGCGGGCCACTTCTTCGTCGGTGAGCTTTCGGCCCTCGATGTACTGCAGTTCCTTGGCGGTCTGGGATGCCGCGGTGAACGTCATCCCGTCCTCGAGTAGCGGCGTGCCGCCGGCGTCGGCCGCTGCTGAGCCCGCGTAGCGGGTCTGCCACTCCAGCTTGAAACGCTCGCGCGCGCCGTCGGACCACTTCGGCGCATCATTCGGCCGAGTGAGATACCCAGAATGCCGAGCGCCGTTGCGCATCACCTGGTCGCGCATCTCTGAGGCGGTCCAGTCCTCGCGCAACACCTGCCGCAGCGACTCCAACGGGGACACCCCCGCATCGGCAGCGCCACCGTAGCCGCGGAAATACAGCACTTCTGCCGCAGGAATGAGCCTCTTGCCCTTCGTGCCCACCACCTCGAACGCCTCGGGGGTAAGCCAGTTGTCCCCCTTCGGGGTCACCAGAGGGGCCGGCAGGTGCAACAGCTGAGGACCGCCGTCACCGCCCCTGACCTTCCACCAGTACGCGCAGTCGTAGATCGCGAAATCGCAGACCAGCGAATTGAAGAACCGGTACCGCGTGGTGAAGTTGTTCGGCCTGGAAAGGAGCACAGCTAGCGGGTGATCAGTCAGTCGCTGCCGATCGGTGTCACCCTTGCGCTCGAACAGGTGCAGGCCCAACTGAGCGATGTTGCGGCCCAGGAATGACACCGTGCGGCGCACCGACGGCTGCCTGCGCCAGATCTCGAAATAGTCCATCGCCACCCACGGCGACAGGTCGATCCGCCGCGCGACAGGGATGCTCGGCCGGGACAGGCTCTGCACCGCCCCAGCTGACTGCACGAACCCCATCTAAGGGCCGCCGACGATCTGCACGTAGTCGACGTTCGCCCGTTCCACCACGACCTCGCCGTCAGCGCTCACCGGCTCAACGCCGGCCTCATGCACCACGCAGCCCCGAAGGATCAGGTATGCCGACGTCGACGACGTCAGTACACCGGACACCGCCGACCCGGAATACAGCG